CGGCGACGCCTTCTTTAACGATGCCGAAAGTTTGCCAGCACCATTCCGCGTGATCGTTGAGCGATTTGCGCGTGCGCTGAGTGATGTATAGCCGCGAATCGGGCGGCACGAGAAAGCGCATGTTCGAGCGGTCGACCGATGCATCGATCGTGTCGCTGAACGCGCGTCCGCCGAAGCCGAAAAGATTCCACCACCAGGAGGCAGCCATAATCGTTAGGTCATCTGCGAGAAATCCGGGAACGTGATGGGCGAATCGCCGGCTGCGGCATTGAAGGCTTTAATGGCTGCGACAACGGCCGCGAATTGGTCCTCGAGCGTCATCGTGATTTCGAATTGGAAACTTTTTCCTCCAGGCGAAGCCACGACGAGCGTTTTGCCGTCGCTCGTCTGAAGTTTCGTCCAGAGCGCATCTCGGAGCGTCACAAGCGGACCGACATCATCGATCTGCGTTGCGTAATCGATGAGCGCCTGAGTGTAGCGCGCGCTGTTCGGGATATATGTGAGCGACATTCGCTGGTCGCGCTGCTGTCAAAGTTAGGGGGAGCGGTCCTCTCCATTGACTCGCCATCGAGGATCAGTCGTTCGACTCGAAGCGGCCGGCCTGTATCCATAAGATCACCGGCCGCTTTCGCTTTCCGCGTAAAAGCCGCGTAGCGAACGCAGTGAGCTTTTACGCAGTTTCTTTCGATGCGAGCTCGGCGCGTCGCTCTTCCCGGATTCGATCGAGTGTTTCTTCGATGGTCGGCGCGAGCACGCGCTGCATTTTCTCGCAGTCGCCCAGGTGATTCAATCCGCGGCGGGAAATGAACGTTTTGCGGCCGTTCTCTTCGCCGTAATACTCGTCTGTGAGCTGTTCGCGATAATGCTTGTCGGTGTTGGTGGGCAACCACCAGTAAACGGGCCCGGTGAGCGTGGCGCCGTTCTTGATGCAATCGTAATAAAGATTCGCAGCGAAGAAATCGGACCAGGCCCAGACCAGGTCGAGCTGATCGTCCATGATCGGCGCGAGATGAATCGTGTTCCCGCGTGTGCGGCTGCGATCGCCTCCTTTGTACGGCGAAAACACTTCGCGATGCGCGAGACAAAATTCGTAAACCTGTTTGGTGTGCTCGCCGTCGCCGGAATCGGCCAGGCCTGCGGTGACCACATACTTTCGCACCGAGCCATCCGGCAGAATAAATTTGAATTCTCGAAGGTTGTCGTTCTGTGCAGCGAGCAATCCGCAGAGCTGAAGAAGTTGCGTCCAACTGACTGCTTCGCCCCAATCAACCAGCGCGGACCAGGTAGGCCAATCGGGATGATCCCACAGGATGCCCCAGGCGCGAATGACATACCAGAATTGTTCATCCTGTTTGTCGATGGTGATGGTGAGCAGCTCCGCTTCTTTTGGAATCTGGCCCTGGACGTATTTTACCGGGGTGCGCGCGATGACCCGGTCGAGATCGTCTTCCTTGATGGTTGCGCCGGCGCGAATGAAGGGAAGGCCCAGCGTGAAATTCCAGAACTTGATGAGCGCGGAGATATTGCCCTTCGCTTCGACGAATTCTTTTGCGATGAGTCCCCAAAATTCGAATGGATTCAATGCGCTCCAGGCGTACGCGGATTCTTTGTCGATCGGCCCGAATGGATTGTGTTTGACCCACCGGAAGCGGTCTTCCATCCAAAGCAGGTCGGTCCATTCGATGTCTTTTTTGCAGTGCGCGCACTCGTACGTTGTGCCGCGCTCGAGCGCTTCAATGTCGTAGCCGCATTTAACCTTCTCGGTTTGGGTTGGATCGTCGACGCGCGGCCGATCTTCGTAGATCGCGAACTGCGAGAATTTGAATTGGCCGGTGATTTCTTCGCGCCAACGATCGCGCGGCGTCTCTTTCGGAAACGCGACGAAATTTTCATCGAACGGAACAAGCTTTTTCTCGACGAAGAACGTAAGCCGTTGCCAGCCGCGCAGTGTGGGGTCGTAACTTAGTGGCGAGCGGCCGGGCTCGACTTCATCCCAGGATGTCGGAATCCAATCAATTGAATCAGGAACCCTCGGTCCAGGAACCTGATTAGGAGTCTCTTCCTTTTTTCTTGATTTCTCTTCCGAGCAATGCGGACAGGGCAAATAGCAATAGCGCTGCGATCGCGCGAGAAAATCCTGCCAGGTAGGCGAGAGCTCGCCACCTTCACCTGGCGTCGAGTTATCGAGACACAGGCGAGTCGCCGAAAACAGTTTCGTGCGCGCGATGATCTTGTGCCAACTCGCTGCGTCGCGGTCGATGGCGTTGCGGCAGCGATCGCGCTCGTTTCCGATCGCCAACTCGCCGTTGAATCCGTGCAGGTCCGCTTCGGCGCCGGATCCGATAAGGCGCAGAAATTTTCCGCGGAAAGATTTAACCAGAGTGGTCCAGAATTTCCGTGACGCCGGGTGCGGCGGCGGCGCAATCGCCAGGTTTCTGACCGGTTCGCACTGCAGGAGAAATTCATCGAGCTCGCTCCGGACGAACTTCGCGGCACTCGACCTGGTGGGATCGAGCCAGATAACCCAACCGAAGCGTTCCGCGATCCAGTAGAGAACGATGCAGATCGCGAACAGCGTTTTGCCAATGCGCGCGCTGGCGCAGAACGTGAAGAAATGAACGTGGCGTTGCTGGACGATATCGTACAGGCCGCGAAAGATCGGCACGCGCGAAGTCCGCATGCGACCGGTGCACGGGCCGCCGCTTTCTTCCGGAATGACGACGTGCTTGTCGATCCATTCCCACATCCTGGTGCGCGGCCGCGGCCGAAGCGTGGCGCGAATTAACCCGCGCAGCCAATCAATCGCGTTGAGATATTGTCCCTTCGGGACCGTTGAAGTGTTGGAGCGTTGAAGCGTTGAACCGGCGCGACTCACGCCTTGCGCTTCGGTGTCACAGACCGACTTTTGCGACGTGGCGTTGACGAATCCAATGGAACAGATTTGGCGCTCGATTTATCGGCACGTTCTGCGGAATCACGCGCGACATTGCGGCTATTTGTCGCCTCAGGAGCAACATCAATGGGTTCGTTACGTTGAGGCTCGGACGAAATGGGTTGAACGGGCTCAACCGTTAGGGCGCGTTGTCCAACCCGCCGAAGCGTTTCCACAACACACCGGCGAATCAATTCAAGAAATGCGCCGCGATCCTGGCCATCGAAACTCACCTTCGCGTAAAGCGCGGCCATCTCATCGTCGAAAGGAAATGAGCTGAGAACTTCGTCGATCGGCGGGTCGATGTAGTCGGCGAGATTCAGATCCTTGAGCACCGCGTCCATTTCGTCGCGAAGAGTTTGCTCGGCGTCGGCGACATCGCGTTTCATGACCATGAAACGGGCAGTGCGCGGCGGATAAAGAGCCAGCTTTGAATTGATGGCCGCTAGCATTGAGCCGATCGGGATTTCGAGCTCGGTCGCGACCAATAGAAGATTGTCGCCGCGCGCGATCCGGCGCTCTGCTTCGCGGCAGGCGAGTTCTTCGCGATAAATTTTCCAATCACGGACGGTTGTGCGGTCGCCGTCGAGCTCGTCCTCCTCGAGCGTTTCATCCGCGCGATTGCGCCCGGTCTCGAGCATGAACCGCATCCAGGCGACGACGTCCTTGCGGCCGTCCGAGCGATCGCGCGGCCATTTATCAGCAAGATCCGGATGCAGCCGAGGATTGCGCCAATTCTGCAGCGACTTTCGCGTCACGCTTACGCCGAGCCGCTGAGTCAGGATCCGTGCGAGGTCGTCCCATGTCTGGGCGAAGTTGGCACGAGCACTGACATTATCATCTCCACCGGCAGCGCGGGCCCGCTGCAGCTTTTCTTCTTCGCGTTTGGTGAGCGTGTGGCCGGCGCCGAGCTTGCGAATGATGTTCGCAAGTTCTTTCGTCTCCAGTTTTTCGAAATCAGCAGGCGTGAGCTTCACGCCTGCGCGCTAATGTCAGCGCGGAATTTTTCGCCGTTTTGCTGATTTGGCCGGTTTGCGCAAGTTGCGCAATTTGGCAAACTGAACTTTTCTGCTTGCCACCCGTCTCGCCAGATTCGAAACGCGCTGGACGGTCGACCAATCGAAGCGGCCGAGCAGCGCGAA